TTATATTTGCAAGTCCTTTGGCACATAATTCGTCTATACCTTTGGTTTTAGCAAGAAAGGAAGGTAAACTTCCTGGACCAGTAATATCAAAAACATATGATTTAGAGTATGGAACATCCACAATACAAATACAGAAAAATAGCATTAATAATAAGGACCGTGTAATTATTGTAGATGATCTTTGTGCCACTGGTGGAACAATACAAGCCACTATTGATATTGTTAAAAGTGTATCAGCTAAGGTTGTGGCAGTCTTGTGTGTTGTCGATTTACCTGAGCTTGGTGGTTCTGCTAAAATAAAAGAAAGAAATATTCCTTTTTATAACGCGGTATCATATTAATGGGAGTCGTGAAACCTAGTAAATCTATAATAGACTATATTGATAAAAATGGTCCAATAATGAAGGAAATCCGAAAACCACCAATAAAGTTTATTAAATCGCAAAATTACGGTGTACGAAAGCTTTGGAAAAGGTTAAAAAATCAGTAATATATAATTACATGGTTTGGAAATATAAAGATAAAGAATACAATGAAACACCAGAGGAATATCAGGGGTTCGTTTATGAAATCAGAGAACTGTCAACAGATAAAAAATATATTGGTAAAAAGAATTTCTGGCGTCCAAAAATTCTTCCAAAAAATAGTAAACGATCTCGACGTGTTAAAACAAGAGTTGAATCGGACTGGAAAAAATACTACGGATCGAACCAAGAGTTACAATCATTGGTTGAGAAAATAGGACCTGATGGATATGAAAGAAAAATTTTGCATCTGTGTAGAACAAAAGGTGAAATGTCCTATATGGAAGCCAAGTTACAGTTTATGTTTGATGTTTTATTAAAAGAGGAATATTATAACGAATTTATTGGTTGTAAAATACATTCAAAACATGTTTCCAAATTAAAAGAAACTTTTAAAATTAAGTGAGGTATAAATAATATTATGGATTTGTTAATATATGAGGTCTTAGATAAGGCCGGCAAAGCTAGAAAAAAAGAACAAAAAGTTCAAATCCTGGTTGATAATGAATCGTGGGCGCTAAAGGATGTTCTCAGAGGCTCTTATGATTCAAAGGTGAGTTGGTTATTACCCGGCGGTGATCCACCATATACTCCTAGCAAACCGGAATCAATTCCATCAAATCTTTTTAAGAAAAATATAGATTTTAAATACTTTGTGCACGGCGGAGAAGGAACCAAGTTACCTGCATATAAGCGCGAGGCTATTTTCATTGGTTTGATTGAAGCTATCCACCCAGAGGATGCCAAAATTGTTATTAGTATGATTAATAAAGAAAAATTTCACGGTATTACTAGAAACATAATTGAGGAGGCCTTTCCTGGTTTACTTTTGGACTAATAATATCGTAATCAATTATAAAACCCTAACCGTGGCGTGTTAAATAAGCACGCCATTTTTTTTGGAGATTATTAATGACTGCAATACAGCTCAGAAGACTAAAACAAGATTCCCAAGAATTATTAAATTATGCCAACACATTAAAAAGAAAGGGATTACTTGAGCGTATGAAAAAGATACTTGAGAAACGAGCATTTATTGATAGGAGAATTGCAGAAGTAACATAAATTAGTTAAATTAGTTGTTTACATTACCGTGTTTTTTTGATATAATAGTACTAACAAATCGGAAAGGCACGGTATGAACATATTTATTCTCGATACAGATCCAGCAATTGCTGCACAAATGATGTGCGATAAACATATACCTAAAATGATTGTTGAATCTGCACAAATGCTATCAACGGCCCATCGAATGCTTGATGGCGAAAAAACAACCAGGCGTTCCAAATCTGGTAAACGTATGGTTCCATATTATGATTTGTCTGATATTGATTATGAGGCAGAACTAATTTATATGAAGGCAGTTCATTTTGGACATCCTTGTACCAAATGGACTATGGAATCATCGGCAAATTACGAATGGCATTGGGAACATTTATATGCCCTTTGTAAAGAATATACATATAGGTATGCAACTGAAAAGGAACCTTACAAAAATACTAAGGTGGAACGTGAGAGATTGTGGTACTTAAAATCATTACCTACAAATATTCCAAAAACAAAAATGACTCCATTTGCTCAAGCAATGAATCATTACCCTATGTGTAAACATACGGATCCAATTCAAGCATACAGAAATTATTATCATGCTGCAAAACCTTTTGCTAAATGGCAAAAAGGCAGAGTAGCTCCATATTGGTGGGAGGGATTTAAAGGTGCCGACGTATACGCTGCGAAGTAAAAAAACTGGAAAAACATGGGAAGTGTTTTGTCCACATGAGGAAATGATAGAAAAATTATCTGATGATGTTGAACGAGTTTTAAGCACTGCATCTTTTATTACAATGGCTGGTGGTACTCTAAGTAGAACACCCTCAGATTACAGAGATAATTTAAAACGCATTAAAAAGGGCCATCCAGGAAGTACTATTAAAACATGAGTGGATCAAAAGTTAAATATGAAGAATTGTCTGAAATTAACCCACTAACCAATAATCAGGAAAAAGCATTTAGTGCCTGGGACGAAGGTGAAAATTTAATTTTAACCGGATCGGCAGGTACTGGTAAAACATTTTTGGCTTTATACTTGGCATTAGAGCAAATATTGGAACGCGGTGGATCATATGATAAAATTGTCATTATAAGGTCAATAGTGCCTGTTAGGGAAATGGGATATTTACCGGGAAAATTGGAAGAGAAAATAGAACCATTTGCAGTACCATACCAGGCAATATGTGAGGAACTATTTGAGGATAAGGCAGCATATAATAAATTAATAAATGGTAATCAAATACAATTTGAAACAACCTCATTCATTAGAGGTAAAACATTTGATAGGACAATTATTATTGTTGATGAGATGCAAAATTTAAATTTCCATGAATTGGATTCGGTCATGACTAGAATGGGTGAACATAGTAAAATTATATTCTGTGGTGATTATCTACAAACTGACTTTAGGTTTGATGATGAAAAAGGTGGATTATACAAGTTTATGAATATTATGGAAAGAATGAAATATTTTACAACCATTCAATTTGGTTGGGACGATATTGTTAGATCGGGTATTGTTCGCGATTACATAATGACAAAAGAAATGATGGGAATACATTAGGGGTTTACATTGCTGATAAAGTGTGATATAATATACTATATAATTAAAAAGGACTATATAAATGGAATTTATACATGAAAAAATCGATATTGGTTATAAAAGCTTGGATCGTATTGAACACACAGATGGCAGGCGCTATGTTACTCTTGATGGTAATGCTTATCCTTCTGTTACTACAATACTAAGTCTTGTAAACAAAGAAAAAATTATGGAGTGGCGTAACAGAGTTGGTGCTGAAAAGGCAGATGCCATTTCACATAAGGCAGCAACCAGAGGTACTCATGTACATTCCATAATTGAAAAATATGTTAACAATGAAGATACCTCTGATTTTTTACCACACATTAAACAATCCCTCGAAAACTTAAAACCACTTATTGATAAACACGTCACTAAGGTTTTTGGTACTGAGGTTCCACTATATAGTAACCACTTACAGGCGGCAGGTACCTGTGATGCTGTAGTTGAATGGGATGGAATTCCTACCATCGTTGATTGGAAAACATCACGCAGACCTAAAAAGAAAAAAGACATTGGTAATTACTTTATGCAATTGGCAGCATATGCTGTTATGTGGGAGGAAAGAAGTGGAATGCCATGTAATGCCACCAGAATTGTAATGGATGTTGATGATTTCCATCCAGTAATGTATAAAGAAACTCGTGATGCCCATATTGATGAGTTTATTAAGTGGCGAGATGAATATAATAAACGTTTAATGTTCCACGGATAAAACTTTTTTAAACTATTTTCCTAAGTGATTGTTTTTATTACATTATTTTTTTAAATTAATTGAAAAAAACACTTTACAAGTGCGATTTTATGTGATATAATAGTACTATAAAATGATAAAGGAAAATGAAAATGATTAATTATGTAACAAAATATGAATACTCAGGCCGTAATGCAGTTATTTTGGCTAGTGTTGATGCAGATGCTGTAGTAACTTTTAAACAAGCAGTTCGTCAAATGAAAGTACCTGGTAAGAAGTTAAAAGGTATCAAATCTGTTGCTACTTTGGTTAGGTTTTCAAAAACTGAAAAAGAGGCAGATTCCGAAACTGGGCAAATGAAGCCAAAGCCAATTTATTTCTCAGTGTTTGATGCAAACGAAGTTTTAAAAAGGAGTGCTGCATAATGAAAAAAGCTGAACACATGATGGATTCAATGACCATGTCAAAACTTATTAATTACCAAAATGAATATACCTCTTTGGTAAAGTTACCTAACCCAACTGATGACAATTTGGATCGAATTGGTTTACTAGAAATTATCTTTACCAAACTTGACCAAGGTAAAATTTTAATAAGGAGTGCTGCATAATGACACAATTAAATTTATTTTCAAATGACTGGGGAACTAACTCAGGTTTTAAACATCTTTCGGATCAACTAAATGATCTGATACCTTTCCAAGGTAGATGTGAAAATCCAATGTCAAAAAATAAACATCTAGAAAGATTTAGAAAGGCTCAAAATTTGCTTCATGATCTTTTTAATAATGCTCTTATGAATAGGAAATCCGAATTTAAATCTTTCTTTGGTTTTGTACCAATTAACACTTCTAGATATTCCTATCCTGTTACTGCAACCCGTTGGGAACAAGTTGAAGAAGAAATGGAAATATTGTTTACGCCAATTATCTTGTCTGCGGCTAAAGAACAAGGACTTAAATAATGAGTATAATTTATTTAGATATGGATGGAGTCATTGCAGATTTCTTTAAGGGTTTAGAATCACATTATGGTGTGAATCACTGGAAGATGCTTAGAGAAGATCAGATCCTTGGATTAAAAGGTACCGATTTTTTCAACACTCTGCAACCATTTAAAACTTCGTATAAACTTGTAGACTTTGTAAAGGATATTGCAATACAAAATAATATGCAGTGGGGAATTAATTCATCTCCATTACGTGGTGATATGATGAATTCTACTTACTGGAAACGTAGATGGTTAGTAAAGTGGAATTGGATGCCACAAGTTAGCAATCTGGTTTTTACTGGTAGAAAGGAAAATTATGCTGTTAATAAATTTGACGGCACACCAAATATTCTGATTGATGATAAACCAACTAATCTTACCAAATGGATTGCCAAAGGTGGGATTGGTATTAGGTATCAGGCTAATGAGGATGATCTAGAAGAATATTTATTCCCAAAAATAAAGGAGGCTATTGAGAATGTCATTAATGGAAGTTTTAAATATAAGGACTGATTTTGAGAAAATTACTGAAGGTTATAGTATGCCGAAAGGTTCGGATATAAATAATGTTGAGTGGTTTATTGTGAATGGTCATAAGTCAAATAGACTTCGTGATGGTTTTAATGATGCTATAGAATGTGCACAGAAAATCAAGGAGCTTACTTATGGCGGAAGAGGAAATAAAGAAAGCAGGTTATCATCCTGCAGATACTAATGGTGACGGTATTGTAACTGACGAAGAGCAGGCAATGTATTTGGAGTTTAAAAGAAAAGAAATGGAAGACGCAGACGCACAAAGAGATGCTATTAGAAAAATGGCATGGTTTGCTTTATTTGGATTATTGTTATATCCATTTGGTATTTTTATAACTTCTGCCTTTGGATTATCCGAGGCCGCAGGATTAATTGCCAATATTGCACCAACATATTTTGCATCGATTGCAGTATTGGTTTCAGCATTTTTTGGCGCTGATGCATTAAAAGGTAAGGCTACCAAACCAAAAACAAAGTAATATATAATTACAAAGTGAAGTGAATTATGAAAAATTTGATATTTCAATACTATATTCCATATGAAATGGGCGATAGAGATTTAGGCGGAGTTGATTTACCAGATTGGGCTCAAGCAGGAAGAAGATCAGCGCAGGCATATGCAAAG